CCTCATTTAAAGGGGTATGTTCTTGTGGTCTGGCGTTACGCTTCATAGTCTCTTGAGCTTTACGTAATCCTTCTTCTGTATATACTCTAGGTGCTTTTTTAACACCTTTCTGAGCTTCACTTATTTTTCTACGAGTTTCATTACTTCTAGGGACATTATATAAACTAGAATGTTCCCCTTTAGGTACTTTTTGCGCGGCTTCTTTTAGTTTTATTAGCGCCTCAGCTGTGTGTTTTTTCCCTCGCATAGGTGCACTTGCATCGGTTGCCCAATTGTAACAGTACGGTTTTCCTGCGTGTTCGTCTAACCATTTTTGCTCTGTGATTAGTAAATCTTCTGAGCATTCAATAATCTCTACTACTTCAAATTTAAAACAATCCTCTCCATATTTATTCCATGCAGCTTGCATATGAGGACTTTGGTGATTTCCTTTTTTTAAATTACGGCGGTGCGTTTGAAACCTAACTCTACTATCTACGGTACTACCCACATAAAACTTACCATTAACTACATTTCTTATTTTGTAAATTACATTTTTCATTAGTATTATCTCCGATATAAAGGTTAAGAGAGATTATACATACTTTTGTGACGGTGTCACGGTAATTTTATTTAAATAATAAAAAAGGGCCTCCGAAGAGGCCCTTAATTTACCTAAGCAGTTGATTTTACTTAGTTTGAACCAGATGAACCATACATACCGAGCGGGTCACTCCAGCCGAAGCTGTAGCGTTCTCTCGCCTTGTATCTCATATTGCCTGTATCGAAGTCCGAATCTGATGAAGTTACCAATGATTGACGCACGAAATGTTTCAAACCGTTTGGTACATCAGTAGTTAAGAACCACGCATTGGTGTCTGTTAAGAAGTTATTAACAGTGTAACCTTCTGGGATAGAACCGTTGTTTTTTAACGCGTTGATGTCGTTATCGGTTGTGCCTACACGTTGTTCTGTTTCGAGCAAACGAGTTGCAACGAATTGAAGTGCAGGTGGAACAATCAATTTTTTAGGTTTAGCAGCAATCAACAAACCACGTTCATCAGTCCATTGTGCGATTTGAATAACAGCCGCTTCTAAAGAAGTTTCGTTTAAATCAGCAGGAGTTGATGGGATGTTTGAGTTTGTGCCGCCAGACACTAATGAGTGCGAAGCTGAGAACAATGCTGAACCGTCACCGCCAGTATAAGCAGAGTTGAAGCCGTTGTTTAAAACAGCCGCCGCTTTTACTTGTTTGGTGTATGCCATAGCACGAGCCAACGCTTTTGTATAACGAGCAGACAATGAGTCATACAAGTTATCTTCTACAGCTTCTTCAGTTAATGAGAAGCCAAGAGCAATTGTTTCGTGGTTATATCGTGCAGTCCAAGCTTCTTGACCAGCTTCATACTGAATTGCAGAACCCTCTGATTTAACCGCCGCTGCAGCAAAACCTGAAAGTTTTGTTTCTTCTTCAAATGAACGCTCAGAAGATTCGATTTCATAAATTTCTTTATGTTGTTCACCGTAGCGTGCGTACTCTAAACCGAATAACGCGTTAAGGCCCGGTAATAACTCTTTTAATAGCTGTGCTCTAGAAATTGCCATTTTTTATTGCTCCTTAAGCGCCGTAGTATGAATGGATACCGAAGTTAATTTTAACTAGTACTTCTGGGTACTGAGTAATAACTAAGGTTGCAGAAGCAGGAATGGTCACGCCTGAAGCCGCGTTCATAACAAGAGATGTTGCTCCAACAGCATAGTTAGCTGTTAAGAATGACCCTGTTTGTACTAATTGACCGTTAGGTGCAATGAAAGATACATCCGAACCAACAACTAACGCTGAAGTCAATGCAGGGACAGTAATAGTTGTTGTTGTTGTTGAAGTGCTAGGAACAGAAGTAATAACCGCTGTTTCAGGTACTAAGTCAACAATACGGTATGCTAAACCTGTAGTAGGGGTTGCAGTAGGTGTAACAGCACCCACAGTAGAATTACCTGTGTTTACGTTAGCCGCAGCATCTGCACCAGCAACATTTAAGCCAACTAATGCTTGTGAACCTGAAGTAACTGTACCGCCTGCCGCAGACAACATAACTACTTTAAATACAGTATCTGGGTCATCAGTAACAACAGCTTCTGCATCACCAGCAAGTGTACCTGCAGGCCAATACTGAGAGAATAACTTTTGTTTAGTTGTTGGGTTAGTGTATGAACAACCCAAGAAAATACCAGTAATTTGTTTACCTGTAGTTGCTGCAGCAATAGTAGCTCTAGTAATAGTACCAGACGCAATTACAACAGGGTCACCATAACCGATATTAGTGTTGTATCCGTATTGAATAGGGATGTTACGAGTAGAACCCGCAAAAACTTGACCCCCGATTAGATTTACAGGTTTTAACCCGTAAGGGGCTTGTACTGTAGGATAAGCCATTTTAACTCCTAAAATAATTAATTAAGTACCTTTACCAAAGGTAACTTTAGAGCTTCTCTCTTTAAAGATAGGCATTCTTGAGTCACTTTGGCGCATTAAATTATTATCTACAGCTTCTGCTTGCTGGCTTGTAATGTTAGCAAAGTGTTGTGCACGCTGCTCCATAAACTCAGCTGGAATCTTGCAAAGTAATAATCCGCCTACTTCGATATTGTCTTTAAAACGACTATTCGGGTCGGCTAACAGTCTAAATTTAGGTTGTTCGCTCATTGTAACGGGTTCCCAGCCTTGTCTTAGATTTGACGCTAAGTTACTTGGGTCACTGTTATTTAATGTTGCTACGCGAATCCATCTATATGCAAACCCAGCCTCTTTGTCAGGCTCAGGGAGCAATTCTGGTTGCATCCACTGCTTAGGACGCTCCACAAGTGCACGGGTTTCTAGTTCACGAGTTGTTCTTGCATTTGTATTATCTGCCATTTTGGTTCTCCAAGGCTAAAGCTGCTTTCGCATATTGTTCAGGGGTTAAGCCAAATTTCTTTGCTAAGTTGACCTGGCTCTGAGTTAACTTTATCTTTGTTGCTGATGTACTTCTCGAAGCGGGTGCGACTACGTTTGACGGTCTGCCCCTACTCGACTTTCTATCTTCGGTTTCACCAAAATACTCGTTAAAACGTCTACGCATTGTTTTGTCCAATACGTTGTAATATTCTTTAGAGCCTACTGGTACGCCTTCGTCTACAAGTTTTGCATGAAGTCCAAGAGCTGCGCTGGTCATTTCTTTGTCTTTACCAAACCACTCATTTCTTTCTTGCCAATCCAAAGCCTTCTCGTCAGGCCGTGGAACTTGCGGTTCCGCAGGGCGTTGTAGCCTTTCTTGCGCCTGTTGTACCTCATAATCAGGTGTTTGTAAAGCCCCTGTACGCATATTATGTGCTTGAGCCAATTTTAAGGTGGCCAACTGCATCTGCTCTTGAGCTTCTACTACACCATCGGCATCACCAATTTCATATGCGTCTTTGTAAGCACGCTTGGCTTCTTGCATCTCTTTCTGAGCTAAACTCTGTATATTATTAATATACTCTTTTTCACCATTACCCAAAACTTGGTTAACGCGTTGGTTTTCTTGAAGCAGTCGTTGCGCTAGTGCGACAGCCTCTCTGTGCTCACGTTGAGCCGCTTCTTTCTCCCTGCGCTCGTCATGATATACCTTACGCATTTGTTTAATGCGTTGTTGTGCTTTTGCATCGTAGGAGTCTAATTCGTCTTCTTCTAACTCATCTACAATGTGTTTAGGCATTGGTTCCCGACCACGGTCTTCTTCGGGAGTATCGTCTTCTATTTCAATCTCGATGTTATCGTCATTATCGTCTATTTCATCGGGGAATTTATATTCTGTTCTTTCAAAATCTGCCATAGTCTTGTCCTATTTGCGTGAAATGCCGCGTGGGTCGAGTACAACTGCTTCTACCGAATCATCATTGATAAGACGGAATTCTCTACCGTGAATAAGCAGGCGTGAGCCTGAGTTGGGGCGTACTAAGATAAAGTCGCCTTCTTTACACCATGCACCACTAGGGAATTTGTTTGTGTCTTTATAAGCTTCTGGGCCTAATGAAACAACGAATAATACGGTGGTAAGTACTTCTTCATTACGCAGGGTTACGTCAGCTTTTG